GGGCTTCGCCCCGTGCTTCGGCACAGTCTCGCCGATCAGTTCGGGGCAATTGAACGCGGCACGCCACATGGCTGCGCCGCAGACGCAAGGGATCGTACTCGCGTCGTATCCCCTGCGCTCTACGGCCACGCGGCCACAGCCACATGAGTATTCGTAGAAGGGCAAGCTAACTCACTCCGTCCGTCGGCAGTTCGATGTACTCCAGGTTGGCGAAGTAACTCGGCCCTGTCGTGGTCGCGCCGATCTGCACGTAGCAGCAGGCGGGGCCAACCAGAACGGGCGGAGCCTTCGGATTCCACTCGCAGCTCTGGAGGTATGCGCCTGCCGCGATGCCCTGACCGTTTGCATAGTGCAGCCGGGTTGTGGTCACGGCTTCAGCAGTAACAGTGACGCCTCCTGCTGCCGCAACACGCCCTGACGAGGCCGCTCCCCGTCCGCCCAGGTACGTGTTCAGCGGCACGAACGCAGTGCCTGCCGAGGACACCACACCGACTGACTGAATCTTGATCTGGTTCGCGGTCCCCGGCTCAAGCGTGACACCGATTGAGGCGTGGACGGGGATGATCGTTGTGCCGATAATACAGTCGGCGCAGTATTCGCACTTTGTATCGGCAATCGGCACGTCGCCGATAAGCGGGGTGGCGATGTCACCCGCCCGAATCTGGAAGACGCGCTGCTCAATCGCCATCTGGGTGAAGAAGTCCGTGACGATCTGGAAGCCCATCTTGTTGCCCTTGGCCCCACGCCAAGTTCCTTCGCCAGTCGCCCCGACCGAATCCTGCTCTACCAGGACTTGCAGGTTTAGATTCTCTGTTGTTCCCATTGTGTTCTCCTTCCGTCCCGCCTACGCAGCGGTGACGTATGCGCCCTCATCGATTGGGATGTAGGTAAGCGCCCACTTGGCCGAACCGGGAGCAGTGGCCGTCGCAGTCACGGCATCGATTGTGCCTGCCGCGACGATCTGAGGCTTCGTCATCCCGCCCACGGAGCCTGAGTTGGCGACGCCGACTTGCAAGGCGGTGGCGATAACGCCGTCAAGAGAGAGAAGCGCGCCGATTTCCGCACTGGTCAACGCGGCACTCACAGCACACATGTTATTCGCCGTCCCTACAGTCGGTACGGCGCTGAACTTCAGCGTGGTCGCCGTTGCGTCCATCGCCGTGGTGAATTCCCCGATGAGACTGGTGATCATCACCCGCCCGCCAGTCACGGTGAAGTACGGCGTAGTCGTGGCCGATGCCGGGAGCACTGCCGTTGCCCGAAGTACCTGCTCGCCAAGCAGCAGCTTCCTCATGGAGCGTCCCTTGATTTGTGATGCCATTATTTCCTCCTCCGTAGACCCGTCGTCTTAGTTGACGGCTCTGATTCGGTGGCGAGTTCCGGCGGGGCTGTCCCGACGGACTCCGTGTCGGCATCGGAGGCCGCCCCAGTAGCGGCCTCCGTGCTTGCTGTCTCCGCTTCTTCGATTACGACAGGCTTGTCCTTCAACGCTGCCAGCGCGCCAGTGAGGTGCCGGAATACGTCGGCCTCGTAGCCCACGCGGTTGACCAGGCAGGCAACGGCCTTCCCGATCTCCTCTCGCGCTAGAGCGATGTTAGGCATTCGCCGCGCCTGGGTTCAGCAGGTTCGGAAGGTTCGCGGGCTTCCGCTGCACCTTCAGGTCGTGCTTGATATAGAGACAACAACCGATCTTGGCCGCGCCGATCTGCGGCACGTTCATGCTGAGATGCGTGTAGCCGTCGCTCAGTTGTTCCGCGCCGACTTCGATCACGACGATCTGCTGGTGCTCGCCCGACGTGCCCGCGCCGCCGGTATCGGTGATCTCCGAGGCAGCGGTCTGCGACACTTCAACCCACGACTCGTCGTTGTCGAGCGCGAGTTCCTGCTTGTTGTAATACTTCGTGATGATGTCCAAGTCTGCCGATGTCCCGCCCGTATAGGCGGTATGCTCCTGGAGGTCACACTGCATGTCGCTTGCGGCAGTCCCAACGCCCGCGAACAGGACGAAGGTAATCCCGCCACAGTCTTGCATCGAGATGCGCTTGCCAGTGTTGGCTCCGGTGTTCAGATCGACGGGGATAATCCCCGCGCCGATGTCGAACAACCGGCCCAGTGCCCGTGCTGTCGTTACCATGTTCTACCCTTCCTTTCGCCCGTCCCAGAGAGGGGGTGAATGCTCTCTAGGTCTTGGCTAGGGCGGGGGGTTTATTGCCCGCCCTAGCTGGCTATCGTTCTTATCCGCGCTCTGCCAGCGTCACGAACGGGCTGAGCGTGTTGGTCGAGTTCTGCGGCGTGATCGCCGACTGAATCCAGCCACGGCCATCCACGCGCTCGATGATGCGGTACGCGGTGATGTCGTTCTGGAACTTGACGTGCGGGCTGGACTCGGCGCGCATCTGCATCCGGTCGCCGATCAGGTAGTAGCCCAGGTCATAGAAGCCGATATCCTTGCCGAACCCAGCTCCACCAATCGTCGGCACCTTCTCCGTGAAGATGACGGGTCGGCCCAGGATCGTCATGGGCGGGCCGACGGCACCGTTGTTCAGCCAGATGGCCGAGCCGCCCGTGCCGACGCTCAGGCTCATCGTCGCCAGCTCAGGGAAGGTATCGATATTGGCAATCCAGATCGCCGAGTTGAGTGACGCCGGAAGCATCCGCGAGTACATCTTGACGATGTTCTCCCAGAGGATGGTATCGGCCACCTGGCCCGTCTCCTTGGCGACGGTGACAAGCGCCGGGCTGTTCAGGAAACCGAGCGGGCGGCCTACGCCGTCGCCGGTGACGAACGCCGTGTCCTCGAACCAGGAGATCGCGGCCGGGAAGATTTGGTCGATGAACGCGCCGAACGAAATGATCGAGTCCGACAGCAGTTCGTTCGGGACTTCGCAGTAGGCTACGAGCTTGGAAGCCTGTAGCACCACGCGCCCGAACTTCGCCTCGGTCTCGGTGGCCGATGCCCCTTCCTCCGTCCAGTAGGCGGCGACGCCGCCGAAGACGGTAGAGGCGTTCGACGTGCTATCGATGGTCGGGAATGGTACGCGGGCCGAATCCATCGGAATGACACGCGCCCGCGAGCGGACGATGGCCGTCTCCAACGCGACCCGCAGCAGCTCGGAGCGCAGCACTTCCGGTACGAGGAATCCGCCCGTGGCGGGGTCGATGCTGGAGTAGTCGTTACGAATCCTTACCCACTTTTGGGCTCCGGCGTAGTTCTGGTGCCAGATCGAACCGAGGAAGTCAGCGGTGTCGGTGAACTCCTTGTCGAGCACCGCGCCGAGGGCGCGCTTGTTGTACGCCGTGCCCTTGTGCTCGGCCTCGTTGACGTTGACCGTCACGTCGGGCCTTCCGACGCCCGACTCCGCCATGAAGGTCCTGAGCCCTTCCTGCACCTTGTCAGCGATCTCCTTGCTGATGTCAGGGCGGGCCTTGTTGACGGCCTTGACGTACTTCTGGAGAAGTTCTGCGCGCAACTCCGGGTTTGTGTAGATTGTCGCCGCGCGCTTCTCGTCGGCCAGCAGTTCAGCCAGCTCTTCGCTGGACTCTGGGATCGCCCCTAGCACGATGGGCGGCTTCTCGTCTGTTTTCGTTGCCATGATCTCCTCTCTCTCTTAGGCGAAGATCGCCTGTTCCTCGCGCTCCACGATTTCCTCGAAGAGCTTGGTATAGTCAATTGACCCCGGCTCAGGGGCCGGTTCTGGGTCAGGTTCCGGCGCAGGGTTCGGGCCGAGGCGGGCGGCCATCTTCTTGGCCTGCATCGCTGCCCCGCAGTCGGGGCACATCTTGGCGTCTTCCGGCACCATCTCCCCGCAGCTCGGACAGGGCATCATCTCGCCCTCGATGCGGTCGGCGAGCCCAGCAGCTACGGCTTCCTGGTCGGAGAACCACGTCTCCTCGCGCATCTTGACGCGCCAGTCCGCGATGGTGCCGCCCGCCCGCTTCGCGTAGATAGCGGCGATGTTGTCCGAGGACTTGTCCAGAATGTCGGCCATCTTTCGCATGTCGTCGGCGGGGCCGAGCGCCAGGCCGTGCGCCTCGTGGATCATCATCTGCGCGTGGGGCGACATGATGGCCGTATCAGCGGCCATGACGATGAAGCTGGCCGCGCTGGCCGCGATGCCGTCCACGTAGGCCGTCACGTTGGCCTTGTGGCGGG